TTGAATGATGCGATACCAACTAAAAACTCTACACTTGAACTGGTAATATCGTAGTCAAGCGCTTGAACTGCAACTGGAAACATATCTTTTAGAATAATGTTAGTCTTAGGAACATTGGCTGAATCCAGTATTGTCAACGTTCCATCAGAATAGGCAACAGTTTCTAAAGATCCATTTGGTTTTCTTACAAAAGGAAATCTACTCAATCGCTCACCCACAAATCTAGAATAGCTATTATACGACTCTGGAAAGCCTAAGGCAACAAGCCATTCCAATAATTCCACATAGTTTGACATATCTTCTGCAATTAGGAATCTAACAGAAAACTCATCATAAGTCAACTTGTCACCAATTCTTGGTAGGTCAATAAATGGTGTGGGTTGAGTAGCAACACCAAGCTGAAGACCAGGCAAGTTTGCCGATTGGCAGGTATAAGCTACTTTAGGAAGATCTTTAATTACGAATCTAAACCCGTTAGGTCTTAGATAGTCGTATACAGATGCGGGATTTGTAGTGTTAACATCGAGAAGAATGTTAGCTTTGTCTAATTGATATGCCATAATAGTATTTATGGACAAAAAAAGAGGGAACCGAAGTTCCCTCTTTAAGTACCGATCTTGCGTCGGTTTGATTACATCAGGTTGATAACCTTCGAACGGCGATAGTACTGGTTGCGGTTAGCTGTAAATGTATCAGCGTCAACTGTACCGTTGGCTTGTGTAACATATGGGTTAGCAATCATACCATAACGTGTCTTGAAGCCAATCTTAGGTTGGAAGCTGTTAGGATCAACAGCACGAACCATCTGGAGAGGAACGTATGGGCAGTAGAAAATACCTGCGTCATAGGGGCTTGTTCCTTTGTAACCAGCAACATAGAACTGGCTAGCAGCACCAAGGTTGGCCGAATATGGATCAACATAGACGCGATAACGACCCTGCAGAACACCAGCAAACGTGTTGCCTGTGTCATCAACTGTGAGGTTCGACTGAAGTGCAGGAGCGTAATCAAGAACACCAGCCATCGAAAGAGCAGAAGCAACGTCTGCGGAACAAACGATGAAGTTACCCTTACCACGACGTGTATCTTGACCAATGTGGTTAGCATCACGCTCGATGTTAAACAACAGACCCTTGAAGCGCTCAACAGACCAACGACCGTTGGAGTCAACGTCTAGGTTAAACGTACCAGGAACGGCTGTTGCAGGAGAACCGGCTTTAGCTACTGTGTAGATACGACGAACAACTTCACGGTTGATTTCAAACATGATCTCTTGAGAGAGGATGTTCGACAACTCAGACTCAGCGTCAAGACCGTGAACAGCCTTAAGGTCTTGGGCAAGCTCAAGTGTATACTCAGCTTTCAGAGCACGTGTACGAGCTGTAACAGTGGTCTTGTCGATCGAGAAAGACATCTGACCAAAGCCATTGTCTGCAGAATCGCCAAGAGCTTCACCAGTAGCTGTCGACATTGCATTACCAGTTGTGTATGTACCATCAACTGGATTGCTGCCAGCATGTGTTGGAACAGCAACAGTGTATGGCTGACCATTAGCAGAATACGACTGACCAGAAAATACTGTATTAGCTTCGTTAAACAAAGCTTCTGTAATAGCTGTGTCGGGGCTACGAGTAGTACCAAAGAGTGATCTCATTGCAAAAATAAGACCAGTAGGACCTGTCATAGGCTGAACACCGCAAATATCATAAGCCATAAGGTTAGGCATTGCACGGCGAACGAGACCAATTAGGATTGGATCGTAGCGGTCAATACCGTCTGTGGCGAACGAGTTATTTCCAGGAGCAGCCTCAGAAAGCATGGCACGCTCTTCACGAAGAGCTCTCTCTTGGTTCTCAAGAAGAACTGCAGTAACCTGCTTCTTGTAGTTCTCTTTAATTTCTGGAAGATCTGGGTGATCAATAACTGCTCCCCATTTCTTCATTTGTTGTTCTGATAGGAACATTACCTTCTCCTTTTGTGAGTGACTTTGTTATTTATATTATCTGGACTTTACAGTCTTAGAAAGTGCTTTGACATATTTGGACATTACATCGCCATTGTCTTCAAATATGGGTTCTTGCCCAGTAGTTTCTTCAACCAATGTTTGCTCTGCAGACTTAGAAGAGTCTTTAGGGAAGTAGTTCTCCTTAATGACAGAAATCTTCTCTCTGTAAAGATCTTCTGAATCAAACTCAACACCCTCTACAACTTTCTGAAACTTTTCAATTTCAGTGGCTGCAAGATCTTCAGTTTGCTCTTGGAATATTAGTTGCTTCTTAAGCTCAACATACTGCTTTGCCAATTCAATGTTGTCATTGATTGACTCATCAAGCTCAGAAGTAAGGCTATCAACCTTGGTTGTAAGCTCATCAAGCACATCGTACTTGTCTTCTGGAACGTCAATATAACTCTCTTTAAACAATGTTTTAAGTCCTGAAATAAATTCTTCAGTGATTTCAGTTCTTAGACCATTATCGATCGCAACTTGATTTTCAGTCATCCATTGCTCAACGACATAGTTTAAGAAGCTGTCTACTTTCTCCACAAGAGTATCTTTGTACTCCTGCAGAGCAGCAGCGTTTTGCTCTTCTAGCTTAGAAGCAATTTTTTCCATCTCTGTATTGACTCTTGCAATAACAGCAGCTTCGAAAATAGAAGTAGCTTTAGATTTAAAATCTTCGGACAAGTCTTCACCAAAGATAGAAGCAAGTTCACCTTTGATATCAACTTCAGCAATAACTTCATCATCCTCTTCTGTAGATTCCATGGCCTTTGTGTACGAAGCTTTTTGTGAGGAACCTTGCATAGGAGCAGTCATCTGACTAGCAACCGTTGGTTTAATTGTAGAATCTTTAGAAACTGAAGCAGCAGCTTTAGCGCCTTGATTCTCTTCGTCTTCGTCTCTTTCAGTAAACGAAGCTTTTTGCGAAGAACCTTGCATAGGAGCAGAAGCATCACCAGATGTGCCAGCGGCAGCAGCTTTGGAGCCATCTTTGCTCATTTTAGCAGAAGCCATTCTACCTGCTGAAGATAAGCCTGGCATTGTTTCAAAAGAAGCCTTTTGCGAAGAGCCTTGCATTGGAGGTGTTGCATCTCCGTTGGCTGCTTCAGACAACTGTTGATCACCTTTACGTGTTAACAGTTCTTTAATCTTGTTTTCGACTGACATCTATGTCTCCTAAGAGTTTGTTTACTAGAGTTATTTATAAAAAAATATTACTTGATTGAGTTTAACAGTTTATGGAATACTTGTAATTTAGCTTCTTCAAGTTGTCTTTTAGAAGCTTTTTTTATAGTTTTTTGAGCCATTTCAATTTGAACTGACTTCCAAGCACCATTTTCTAAAACCCATTCTGCATTTTCCATCACACCTTGTACAAAAGCTGAAGGTGCAGATGGATCAGAAACAATGTCTACAGTAGACAATAGAAAGTCATCCTGTACTTCATTGATACCATTTTTTTCTTTAAGAGAACCAACGCCTCTTAATGATACACCAAGTCTGACACCCTCACGAATAAGGTTTTCAGCAATCTTGCCCATAGGTGTACCAAGAATTTTTGCTTTACCGTAAGCATCTTCACCATTCATTTTAAGTTCTGTAATGAGGTGAGATACTTGATTGAGATTGATAGTTGGATTAGGAGGATGGCCAAGCTCACCAAGAGATCTTTTCTCTTGGATCAATTCTTGATAGCGACCAACTTCTTTCTCAACTACATTGCGTGGATACATTCTTCCATTTTTGTTTGTCTTGTTGGACTCCATAAAAGGACCAACAATATAAAGGCTCTTTTTGCCATCTTCAGCTGCTTCTTCAATGTACTCTACATTTTGATTGAGTTCTGTAATTAACTTCATGGTCTTTGGAAGTCCTGTAAGTTTTGAAGATTTGGTTCCTCAAATCCTGGTCCTTTTGTCAAGCAAAGGATAACAGAACCGTTTGCACCTGGACCAAAGTTAATTTGAATGTTTGCGTTTGCTCTTTCGTTGAGAACAAATCCATAACCCTGACTAAATTGAAAACTATGCTGTCCTTCTGTCAGTGTTAATACTACAGCTGGACTACCGCCATCGGCAAACGAAGCTGATCGTGTAATAGTTGTATTACCAGTAACACTAAACAAAACATCAGAGATTGTTAGCTCAGATGCACCAGAAATTGTTTGAGTTGTGGTTGTTGTAGCGTTTGAATTTACTGTACTTACTAAACTAATAAGATTACAGTGAACAATACCGCCAGCTGATCCAGGCGATATTGCCTTAACGACAGCTTGGCGTCTTGTATTTTTAAGTATGGTAGCGGCTGTCATTTATTTTGCTCTAGCCTTTTTAATTTTTCTTAAGAGGTGAAAATCTTGAGCATCAATTTTTTGATTTTTGTTCATATCAATCTTGTGCTGGTTACCAGAAAGAGCTTCCATTGCTGGTTGAGGATTACCGGTTCCACCTGCATATGAGCTTCCACCTGAATGCCCATGCATTTCAGACACAAGTACTTTTAAATTTTCTGTAAAGACTTTTCTAACACCTTCTTTAAATTTTACAGTATACCATTCAATATTGCCTTCTTCATCTGGTTCAGCATGCTGCTCAGAAACGCAAGTACCAACACCGTAAACAGCATGCTCTACTTTTTTAGCACAATCATGTTTTTTCTTTTTGCCACCCATAGCTTCTTCAACGTTTTCTTCAGCCATCTTTTTCTTTTTCTTCATCATATGACCATGCATTCTTTCATGCATTATCTCTACATCCTCTGTGAAGACAGTTTCTTTGCCATGAGAAAATTCAACAGTATACCACTCAATTTTGCCTTCTTGATCAGGAACTGCATGCTCGCCTTCTACGACAACGCCTTCACCATAAACATCGTGGTAGACGTGCTTAGCACACCAGTGATCGATATACTCTTCTTCTTGTACATCTTGATCTTCTTTCATTGCCTGCTTGGTTGCAGTTGCCATCTTAACAGACATCCAGTCTTTACCATAACGCTTTTTAAAATCAGCGTCGCTCATAGACTGAGCAATTTCTTCTCTTTTCTTCATCTGGGCTGGAGTCATTTCCTTCTCAGCCAGAATTAAGAAAGATTTAATATTAGAGTTTTCTCTAATTGTCTTAAAGGAGATCATTGTTGTGTTTCCTCTTCTTCGTCTTCTTCTTGTTCTTCTTCCTGCTCTCTATCGTTGTAGAGAGAGTTAGCAATATCTTGCTTTCTTTGATCCAACGTGTCAGAAACCTTTACGGAAATAGCACTGTCAAACTTATCCTTAGCAGCCGTAGCATTTCCATCTAAAATATCATCAATAAAACTTCCAATTAGCTGAGAATCCATATTATTTCCTTAAATGTTTCTTCTATTTATATATTTATTGCTCAACTTCTCTACTCAACTGTGAAGCTTGTAGAGAGCCAGGGGCACCAGCCATTTGCTCTGGTGGATCTTCTTGGTTTTGTTGATCTATCATTTCAACTTCTTCGTCTTTAAAACCAAGAATGTTCTTTCTTACATATTCTTTACTGAAGTAAACACCAACATAAGGCTGTACTTGATTTAATGCATCTACTTTGTTTCTTAAATTTTCAAGATTTTTCATCTCTTGAAAATATTGATCTTGAGCGTAAAGATATCTTATGTTGTTTCTAATGTCTTTCCAATCAGCTTCTGTGATGATTCTCTTTAACACTAACTGCGTTTTAAGAAGATCATCAAACAGATGATTGAATCTTTTTCTAAGTCTATTGATAAACTTAGCAAACTTCATCTCTTCGTGGCTAATTTCAGCTGCACGACCAAAATTAAATCCAGACTGCTCTTGAAATCTGGAAATAGGAATATTCAGTGACTGATAAACTTTCTTCTGAAAGTACTCAATGTCA